AAAAAGAAAAGTCTTTTCTTTTTTCGCGGAAGTCTGTAACGATTCTGCATCTATCACTTCATCACTCATTTTACATTCTCCTTTTCTTCTTCGAGTTCGAGTGCTTCAAGAGCGAGAGAGTAGGCGCCTTCCAGGGTTTTGCGGGCGGAGCGAAGTTTAGATTTCAGGCGGGTAATTTCCTGCTGGGCTTTCAGTAAGGGCTCGGCGTTTGCCTCGTCTGTCACTCCCCACAGGCAATCCATGCTCACACCAAAAATACGGGAAAGCTGATAAAGCGCCGCGGCTTTGGGTTCACTTTTCCCTTTCAAGTAGTCTGATATGGCCCCTTGAGAAATACCGCTCATTTCTTGTAATTGCATTTGTGTTAATGACTTAGACGCCATAAAAGAGCGGAGGCGGCTAGCAAATACGGTTTTTCTAATATTTTTTCCTTGCATTTTTATCTGTGTTGCCGTAAAGTTTTTCCGTAATTGGCATTGCACGTCCAATCAAGGACGTCAAAACCGCCGGATGTGTAACAGAAACAGCATACCAGACGATGAACAATACTCAACAGGAAACCGATAATGATACCGGGTTTGTGTTAACCCGTCAGTACCTTTACGACAAAGGCTATAATTACAGTTCCGTCACCAGGGCTTTGCTGGTGAGGGAAGGGATTGAGGTGTCAGACCAGACGATCAGGCAGATTTGCAAGGGGGCGCGGACGCCGAGGCCGGGATTGATTGAGGCCATCAAAAGGCTGCCGAAGGTTGTTGTGTGCTAGTCCCGCCCGAAGAACCCCAAGAAGCCGGAAGCATGAAAATATTTACCGTTCAGACCGAAAGCTACGGCTCCATTATGGAACGAGGCAAGAATGGCATTGTTATCGGTTCCAATTACGAACCTGTTACCGTCCTGGAGGAACTCGAAGAAGTACCGTCCTTGGAAGGAACACTGTTGGTTTTTGCAGAAGGGCTGTGGTTCAAGCTGGCAGTTCGCCGTCATGAGCTTTCCGCCGAAGTTCATTCAAGACTTTTTGATAGTCGGAGTCGCTCAGGCAAATCCGCGCTGAATAACGTCCATCAGGAGTTGCCAGAACAAGAGAGTAGTCATCCGAGTACAGATCCTTGCTCATGCTGACGATATAGTCTGTGTTGATTAGCTTCATTGCTAAATCACCGTTAATTTCAATTAAGCCCATAAGTTCAATATAACAGCCTACTGGAAAGAAACAATCATGATTATCGAATACGACGACGAAGGCCGGTGCATCCGGGTGGACGGGGAAGCGATCTCCTACGGCGTTGCGGTTGGACTCCTGGAGCAGATTGAGCAGGCCATCGACGAGTGGGATTTTGACCACGCCCCCNNCTGCTCGGCTGGCACGAGCTTTAACTAATCGCCCGGCCCAGGTGGGGCCTAAAAACCAAAATACACAAATCGGTAGATAAGAATAATACGGTCTGGCAGGCGCGGGGCATACCCGTCCGGGCGGCCATTTTAATTAACCGAACATGAGCACGAATGAAAAAACGTTGAAGAGTCTGGCGGAGGCCCTGGAAACCATAGCCAGGGTGCTTAAGGAGGCTGCTTCTTCTCCTGTGCCTTCCTCCCCGGAGGCGGCGAGCGTGGGATTATTGCCTGATTCCGACGAGGCGCAGGCGATTGCCGCCTTCCGCGGCAAGGTAGTTGTCACTTTGGATGACGTAAGGTTCATGACGGGCTGGGGAAGAGAGCGCATTCTTGCCCTTGTCCAGGATGGCAGCATTCAGGCGTTGCCCGGAACAGGAAGCGCCGGATGCCCCTATGAGTTCCCTGCCCTGTCTGTATGGCGCTATATCCACCAGCAGGATCATGCACAGAAGCCTCAAGTGAATGGAGTGGATATGAATATTCTTCCCCCGCGCAGAAGAAGAAAGGGGGCTGCGGCATGAATACCTTTTTCAAGTTCTTGGGGGCCTGCTCCTTTGGTCTTTCCGCTGCGTGCCTGTTCTGGCTGTCGGTGGAGCTGGACAACGCCGAGCTGCAGGCCGGCAAGAGCCCGCATTCCGGGTTTTGCCCGGAGTCTCCCACTCCCATGAAAGCTTTTGACGGTTTGGAAAAACCGTCCCGCCCCACGCGGATCGTGGAAAGCAATAACCAATAGAATACCAATACAATGGACAATACCGAAGAAGATAATACGCAGAACTGCACGCCGGACGAAGCCTGCTGCTGCGATCCAGCAGCCGAACAAACACCCGTCACCGTGGATATGATTGAAAAAGTGTATGACCTCCTGGAAGAGCTTGTGAATCAGTGTAAGACCCCTGTCCTGCTGCATATCAAGATTGAGAAGGGTAAAGGTGTGAACAGCAGGACTTCTACCTGCAAAGCTGTTACGGAAATGATCGGCGCAAAAAGTACGGAATGGCTTGCGGCTCGTGGCTACTTGGCAGCCTCCGGAACTTGTTTCTCCGGCAATCCCGAAACTATTTCTTTGGGAGTGAAGCTTGCTTTTAAGGAGGCCCATAGGAGAGCTGGCTTAAATCCCATTGCCACCATGCACGGAATCGCTGGTTGCGAGTGCGAGGAATGCGAAGACTGATTCGTCATCTATTATTAACTATTAGATCATCAATATTATGAGTGAAGTAACTAAACGACAAGTGCCCGGAGATGTCTTTTTCGAAGGACTTTCCGAGATTAACGAAGGGGCTCTTTTGGAAGCCTTGGACACCAAGATGACCAGCCTTGTTTCCGCCGTGCTGGCAACCGGGAATAATGGATCCCTGACTCTTAAGCTGTCCGTGAAGCGCAAAGGCGGCGTGAATCAGGTGGTGATTGAACCGAAGGTTACGGCCAGCATCCCGGATCCGACGATTGCCCCGCGCATCATGTTTGCCGATACCTCCGGCGCCCTGCACACGGACGACCCAGCCCAGGGGAAACTGGACCTGGATGCTCCTGTGAAGGTGACATTCCCGGCTGCTGCCGATGTTGATGCCGCCGATACTCCCAGGAAGGTGAAGCAGGCTTAAGTTTTCCAACAACCCCGTATAACAACATAAACATTATAGAATTAAATTATATGGATAACTTGAACGAAGAAACTCTGGCAGCCGTACGCGTGCAGGAAGTGGCGCATGGTCATGCCGCCGTCGTGCCGAATGGATATACCCTTTATCATCTGGATTGCCTGGGCAATACGCCCCCTCGCAAGGCCGGCAGTGTTCAGCTGCTGGACCTGGAAACGCTGGCAGATTTCGTGAAGGCGGAAGATGCCGAAAATGGCGTCAAGAGCGTGATTTACGTGAGCGACAGAGAAGTATGCGCCGTGCTCAATTATTATTCCCCCGATGGTAATGGATGGGGGGACCACCAAGCCACCATGCAGCTCAACAAGACGGTGGAGTGGGAGAATTGGACCAAATACGACGGACAAGCTATGTCTCAAAAGGATTTTGTTGAATTCCTTGAAGAGAACAGCAAGGACGTGATGGAGCCCACCCCGTCTGCAATGCTCACGTTGGCGAGCAAGTTCGACATGCACCGCAAGGTGGAGTTTAAGTCTGCCTACCGGGCATCCGACGGCGAAACGAAGCTGACTTATAACGAAACGGTGGATTCCAAGAGCGGCGAACTGAATGTTCCTACCGAGTTCACAATTGCGATTCCGGTTATCCGGGGCGCCGAAGGAGATACCACGTATCAAATCAAGGTGCGCCTGCGTGTGCGCCTGGCTGACGGGAAGCTGTATTTTGTGTACCAGCTTGTCCGCGCGGACATCCCGGAACGCAATGCGATTAAGGATATTGCCGACAAGCTGGCAAAGGATCTGCCGGAGAACCGGATTCACCGCGGCGCCGTGTGCATGTGCACAAAATCCTCCTTCACCGGAGAAATCGACCGATAGTGAGTTGGCCGGGGCCAGCGCCAACTGGTCCCCGGCCTGTTATCAATAGCTAACCAATAGAATACTAATAACGTGAATACCCCTACAACAGAATCCCTGACTTTACAAGAGCAAGGACAGCAACTGTCCATACTGGGAGCGTTTGCCAACAGTGAACAGTTCCAGATGGCGAAGCAGGCCGCCGAGATGCTTGCATCTTCCAGCATGGTGCCGACCACCTACCAGAATAACCCCGGTTCCTGCTTCATCGCCCTGAATACAGCCCTGCGGCTGCGGATGGATCCTTTGATGATCATGCAGAATCTTTACGTGGTTCAGAACCGCCCGTCCTGGTCCGGACAGTTTGCCATTGCTCTTGTGAATATCTGCCCGAAGTTTTCGGCGACTTGGTTCGAGTACCGTAATGAAGAGGATTTTCAGAAGGGGGTGAGAATGTGTGCCCAGCTGAAAACGGGGCAGAATGTTTACGGAACTTGGATTACCCCGGAGATGGTGAAGGCCGAAGGATGGGGGAAGAAGTGGCAGACGATGCCAGAACAGATGTACAAGTACCGTGCTGCGGCTTTTTTCGCCCGGACGAATTGCCCGGAAGCGTTGCTGGGCTTGAGTGTGGAGGGGGAAGCGGAGGACATGGCCGGCAAGAGCCAGCCGGATATTAAGCCGCCCCTGTTCAAGTCCAGGGAGATTTCCGGGGGCGACGTTGTGGATGCCGAGAAGGTTGCTGACTCCCCGCGGCAGCTGGGAGACGCGGAGGTTCCCGGCAAAGGCGACGTAGAAGTTCCGCCGCCCCACATCCGGCTGATGGAAGAGCTTTCCTGTACGGAAGATCAACTGAACAAGGCTATTGCGAAGGCCAGCGGCGACAAGGTGAAGGGATGGCACGAACTGAATGACAAGCAGAAGGAAAAGCTGGCGGCCAATCCTGACAAGCTGCAACCCTTTATCGGATAGGAAGGAGACGACAACATGACCGATACTGTTGAAGATGTACGTAAAGGGCTGCCCTCCGCGTCTGCGTTTGGACGTCTGGCTTTATGCCCCGGCTCGTTTACGATGGAGAAGTCCTGTCCCGATGAGAGTTCCGAGGCTGCCGCAGAAGGCACGCTGTTGCACCGCTATATGGAGTATCTTCTTTTGAAGGATGATGCAGCCGAAGAAGGAATGGGGTTTTCCTGGCATGATTTTCTGAATAGCCGGGAGTATGAGTCCGCCGAGCTGAATCATGAGCAGGTGGAGCTTTGCGGACGTGCTCTGCGTCTGCTGGATGCTCGGCAAACTGGAAAGAAAACTGAAAAACAATGAATGAACATCCCGGAAACACTCCCATGTTCCAAATCAGCCATTTGGTTAAGGAATTCAACTCCGTGCCGGCAGTCAACGATGTCACCACGAACATTGACCGGGGTGAAGTGGTCTTCATCGTAGGCCCGTCCGGTTCCGGTAAAAGCACCTTCCTGCGCTGCCTGAACCTGCTGGAGGAACCGACCTCCGGAGAAATCCGTTTCAAGGGAAAGCTGGTTACCTCTCCCGGAACGGACGTCAATCAATTCCGCCAGCACGTAGGCATGGTTTTCCAGCATTTCAACCTTTTCCCGCACCTGACCATTCTGGAAAATATCACCATCGCCCCGGTTAAAACGGGACGCTCCAGCAGAAAGGAGGCAGCAGACCAGGCGGAAACCCTTCTCCAGCGCATTGGGCTGTACGGCAAGAGGCACTCCTATCCCCTCCAGCTTTCCGGAGGCCAAAAGCAGCGCATCGCCATCGTGCGCG